ACGTGGTGGGCCAAGAACACCACCGTTCGCACCGAGAAGTACACCGGGCTGGACGAGGGCACCGTGATGCTGATCCAGCAGGAGTCGGGGGCCGTGGTGACCGTGATCACCCAGTACGACGACCCGGATGTGCTTGAGCCTCAGTTGACCATTGACCCTATGACCGGCCAGCCGATGCTGATGCCGATCCCTCAGTTGTTTGACGTCGAGGTCAAGCGCACGATTGAGGAGGGCAAGATTTGCATTGAGGGTGTGCCCCCAGAAGAGTTCCTGATCGACCGCAACGCACGCGACTTGGAGTCCGCTGCCTTTGTCGGCCACCGCAAGATGGCCACCGTGGCCGAGCTGCTCGAGATGGGCTACGACGAAGACCTGATCATGGAGAACATCTCCACGACAGACTTTGAGTACAACGACGAGTACCTGCGCCGCCGTCCAACGACCACCACCATCGGCTCGATCAACGAGTCGCACAACCCGGCCATGCAGCGTGCGCTGTACGTCGAGGGCTACATGCGCGTGGACTACGACGGCGACGGCATCCCAGAGCTGCGCAAGGTGTGCTGCTTGGGCGAGGGCTACACCATCGTGAACAACGAGCCAGCCGACATGACTGGCTTTTCCGACTTCCCGTGCGACCCCGAGCCGCACACAAGTCCGCTTGAGGCCAACAGCATTTTTGACTTCACCAAGGACTTGCAGGAGATCAAGAGCGACATCCTGCGCAACACCTTGGACAGCTTGGCGCAATCGATCCACCCGCGCACCGCGGTGGTGGAGGGCCAAGTCAACATGGACGACGTGCTCAACAACGAGACGGGTGCCATCATCCGCATGCGAGCACCCGGCATGGTGATGCCACTGGCCCAGCCGTTTGTCGGACAGGCCGCGTTCCCGATGCTGGAGTACATGGACAGCATCAAGGAGGAGCGCACCGGCATGAGCCGTGCGTCGATGGGCCTGAACGCCGACGCCTTGCAGTCCAGCACCAAGGCCGCTGTGAGCGCCACGGTGAGCGCCAACCAGATGCGTATTGAGCTGACCACACGCATCTTGGCCGAGGGCATGAAGAAGCTGTTCAAGGTGATCCTGCAGTTGTCTGTGAAGCACCAAGACAAGCCCCGCATGGTCCGTCTGCGAAACGACTGGGTGCAGATTGACCCACGCTCGTGGGATGCCACCATGGACGTGGCCATCAACGTGGGCATGGGCACCGGAGACACCGAGCAGAAGATGCAAATGCTGGGCATGATCTCTGGCAAGCAGGAGCAGGCACTGATGCAGATGGGTCCAATGAACCCTCTGGTGTCGCCTGCACAGTACGCCAACACGCTGCGCAAGATGGTCGAGCTTGCCGGGTTTAAGGACGCCAGCCAGTTCTTCAACGCGATCCCCGCAGACTACCAGCCACCACAGTCGCAAGAGCCTGCCAAGCCATCTCCAGAAGAGATGCTGGCACAGGTGCAGGTGCAGTCGATCCAAGCCGACATCCAGAAGAAAGCCGCCGAGCTTGAGCTGGATCGCCAGAAGGCCATGATGGCCGACGACCGCGAGCGCGACAAGATGGACATCGACAAGTTCATCAAGCTGCGCGAGCTTGAGCTGAAGTACGGCGCGGTGATCAACGAGCAGCAGCTCAACGTGCAAGTCGAGCGTGACCGCATGGCCATGCAGACGATGAATCAGGGCGTGGTCTGATGGCCAACCTGCACGACACGCTGGAGCTGGGACGCGAAGCCGAGGAGCTGATGAGTCCCGGATCGACGCTCAACGAAGCGTTAAAGGAACTGCAAGACCGTTACACAAACGAGTGGAAAGATAGTAAAGTTGATGAAGTCGAAAAGCGCGAGAAGGCCTACATGGCCATCACCGCAATTGAAGACATCAAGACCCAGTTGCAGACCTACATCGACCGCGCAACGTATGCGCAGCGGCAGGTTCAACGGGGATGAGTTTGAAGTAACATAGGAATCAAAGACATGAGCGACACCACGGGTCAAACCAGTTCGCAGTCCATGACCGCAGCGCAAGCTGCATCAGCCTTTGAAGCGATGCTGCCCTTGGAAGAGGGAGAACAGCAAGAGCAAGAAGAGGCGCTGGAGGATGAGCAATCATCCGAATCCGTCGAGGCAGACGAGTCTGATGATGAGAACGCGACAGACGAAGATGCCGAAGGCGAAGAGTCCGATGGGGATGAAGAGACCGAGCAGCAGGAACAGCCATCAAAGTTCACCGTCAAAGTTGACGGCAAAGAAGTTGAGGTGTCGCTGGAAGAGCTGCAAAAGGGCTACAGCCGCACAGAGGACTACACGCGCAAGACACAGGCACTTGCCCAAGAGCGCAAAGCAGCTCAGGCAGAACTGGAGTCGGTGCGTACCGAGCGAGCACAGTATTCTCAATTGTTGACGGCCCTGCAAGCCCAACTGCAAGACGCGCAGCAGCCCAACGTCGATATGGACCGTCTTTATAACGAAGACCCCATCGAATGGGTGAGACAGCGTGAATTGCAGCGAGTAAACGCTGAAAAGATGATGGCTATCCAGTCAGAACAGCAGCGTTTACATCAGGAGCATCAGAGGGAATCGCATAAGGCGATGCAAGAACGACTCCATCAGGAGAAGGACTTGTTGCTGTCTGCGGCCCCTGAGCTGAAAGACCCCAAGGTGGCGGCGAAAGCCAAGGCCGACTGGGTCAATGCAGGCAAGGCCATCGGATTGACTGAGCAGGAGATGAACAGCATCACTGATCACCGCATGTTGTTGGCGCTGCGCAAGCTCGCGACCTACGACTCGTTGATGAGTAAGCGCCAGAGCATCAAGCCGCAGCAGTCGGTCGGTAGAGTCGCCAAGCCCGGTGTGGCAGCGACTGGTAAACCACAGTCGAGTCAAATTAAGCAAGCTCAACAGCGTCTCAAGGCAACGGGGAGCGTCCGCGATGCGGCGAGCCTCTTTGAAAAATTCTTGTAACTTGTTAAGGAGCCATCATGGCAGCAATCACCAATACCTATACCCGCTTTGACGCCAAAGGCGTGCGGGAAGACCTCTCCAATGTGATCTATCAGATCAGCCCTGAAGAGACCCCGTTCATGTCGAACGTCGGCAAAGAGAACGTCAAGAACACTTTCTACGAGTGGCAGACTGACGACTTGGCCTCCGCAGTTTCGACCAACGCGCAGATCGAAGGCGACGACATCACCTCGTTCACTGCAGCCACCGCCACCGTGCGTTTGGGTAACTACACCCAGATCAGCCGCAAGGACGTGGTCATCTCCGGCACCTTGGAGTCCGTTGACAAGGCCGGTCGCCGCAGCGAACTGTCTTACCAGATGGCCAAGCGCGGCGCTGAATTGAAGCGCGACATGGAAACCGCCATGCTGGCCAACCAAGCCGCTGCTGCTGGTAGCACTTCCGCTGCCCGTAAGACTGGTGCTCTTCAAGCCTTCTTGAAGACCAACACCAACGAAGGCACTGGCGGTGGCGATCCTTCGTACACCTCCATCCCTGATGCAGCTCGTACCGATGCGACCGCTGGTGACTTGCGCTCTTTCAGCGAGACCTTGCTGAAGGACGTGATCCAGAAGGTGTGGACGCAAGGTGGCAAGCCCTCCGTCGTCATGGCCGGTCCTGTCAACAAGCAGAACCTGTCCAAGATGGCTGGTATCGCCCAACAGCGTTACAACGCTCAAGGTGCAAAGCCCTCCACCATCATCGGTGCTGCTGACGTGTACGTGTCGGACTTCGGCAACGTGACCATTGTCCCCAACCGCTTCCAGCGTGAGCGTGACGTGTTCGTTTTGGACACCGAGTACGCATCGGTCGCCTACCTGCGCCCCTTCCAGACCGTGGAATTGGCCAAGACCGGCGACGCCGAGAAGCGCATGCTCTTGGTTGAGTGGGGCTTGAAGGTCATGAACGAAAAGGCCCACGGCGCTGTGTACGACTTGAACAGCACTATCCAGTAATGGAATCAATGGGGGGCTAATCACCCCCCATTTTTTATATGCACTCCAAACTATTTGATTCCGATCCATTGACGGGTGCCAAGAAGATATGGCACTACGACGGCGACAAGGACGAAGCAGTCATTGAAACAGTCGTTGACGTGAGTGGAGTCATTGAGCAAAACAAGGCCGCATTCAACCAAGTGGATGAGAATGCAAGTTGGAAGGGTGACATGCACCATGTCGCACAAATCCCAATGGCTGTGCTCTACGACCTCAAAGCAAAAGGTATCGCTGACGACCCGGCACGCATGAAGGCTTGGCTCAACGACCCAGAAAACAGATTTTTCAGAACTCGACCCGGACGCGTTTAATGTCAAACATCATTGGAATTCTTGTACCCACCCGCGACTTCGTCAACTCAGGCTTTGCCTTTGACCTCGCAAGGCTGGTGGGTTACACCATCGGCACCACAGAGAACCGCGTGGTGATCTACACCAGCTCGGGCACCCTGCTCTCCTCTCAGCGCCAAGACTTGGCGCGAGACGCGATTGAGGCTGGCTGCACACACACCCTGTGGCTCGACAGTGACATGAGGTTTCCCAAGGACGCGCTGATCCGGTTGTTGGATCGTGACGAGCCAATCGTCTGCGCCAACTACGCCAAGCGTCGGTTCCCGACTGAGCCGATTGCCGTGCGCAAGAACTCCGTGGACGAGGATGCCAAGAAGGTGTTGCGCGTTTATACTGAGCAGGACTCGACCGGCTTGGTCGAGGTGGACTACTGCGGCATGGGCGTGATGCTCGTGAAGGCAGAGGTCTACAAGAAGATGGAGTTCCCTTGGTTTGCCATCCCGTGGGTGCCAGCCGCTGAGGACTACATCGGCGAGGACGTTTGGTTTTGCCGCCGTGCTTCAGAGAACGGCTTCAAGACGTTGATTGACCAAGACCTGTCCAAAGAGGTCCACCACATCGGCACGTTTGAGTACAAGCACGAGCACACACTGATTGGCAGGGAATGAAATGAACTACGCACAGCTCAAGAGCAACATCGCTGACTTTCTGAACCGCTCAGACTTGACTGCGGTGATCCCGACGTTTATTGAGCTGGCGGAGTCCCAGATGGAGCGGCCACTGCGCGTGCGTCAGATGATCGCTCGGGCCACCGCTCCGGTGGACACGCAGTACAGCGCACTGCCTACCGACTTCTTGGAGGCCAAGACCTTCAAGATCACCAGCTCCAATCCCATCCAGCCCGTTGAGTTTTTGACGCCGGAGCAGATGGACGACCGGGACCAGTTGTACTCCAACGCACCGGGCATGCCCAAATACTTCACCATCATTGGTAACCAGATTCGTGTCTCGCCAACGCCTGACGCGACCTACACGGCAGAACTGATGTACTTTGCCAAGCTGCCCAAGCTGTCCGACAGCGTGACCACCAACTGGTTGCTGGCGGCATCTCCAGACGCTTACCTGTACGGGTCGCTGATGCAGGCCGCACCGTACTTGAAGGACGACGAGCGTGTCGCGGTGTGGGGAACTCTTTACAATACAGCCATTGAATCAATCAAACTTGCCGACCAGAACGCAAGCGCAAGTGGCCTGATTCGGGCGAGAGTCAAACCTTTTGGAGCACGATAATGAGTTCTTTTTCTGATTACACCGAAAACCTCGTTCTTACATATTTATTCACCACCGGCTCTGTAACTCGCCCAACGGCTTGGTACGTGGGTCTGTTTACCGCAGCCCCATCCGACACGGGTGGCGGCACCGAGGTGGCTGGCAACGGCTACGTGCGCAAGGTCACTGGCACTATCACCGTGTCTGGTACTGGCACCACGGCCACCAACAGCGCGGCCATCGAGTTTGCTGCGGCATCTGGCGGCAACTGGGGCACGGTCACTCACGCGGCCATCTTTGACGCCGAGACCAGCGGCAACATGCTGGCATGGGCACCACTGACCGTTTCGCGCATCATCAACGATGGCGACGTGTTCCGCATCCCTGCATCCAGCCTGACCATCACGTTGACCTAACATGGCAGCGTACGGCTCCGGCTACTACGGCGGGGGCAACTACTCCTACGGCGTCAGCCTCGGAGCTGCCGACATCACCGCGACGAGTTCCGCTTCCATCAGCGGGACTCGTTTCGTCTTTGGCGCGTTTGATGTTGTAGCCAGCTCCTCGGTGGTGGTGGACGGCAAGCGGGTGCAGTTTTCCGGCTTTGATGTGTCGGCCAGCTCGGCGGCGGCTGTCGCTGCGCAGCGTTTAGCCGATGGGGCAATTGCCATCGCGTCCGCGTCCTCTGCGGCCATTGCGGCTCGTCGTGTGGCACTGGGTGCTGCCGATGTGGTTTCGGCGTCTGATGTTGATGTGTCTGGTCTGCGTGTGGCCATTGGGGCTGCATCCGTGGTTGACGAGTCCACCATGGCCGTGGACGCGATCCGCATTGCCTTCATGTCGGCCACAGTGGCGTCTGACTCGTCGATGGTTGTCGGGTCCAATGTCGTCGTCAATCAGGCGCTGACGATTGAGGCAAGCAGCGACATGGCGGTGCTGGCTGTGATCACGGCGAACATGGGCTTTGATGTAAACGCTGTGTCATCCGCAACTGTGTTTGCCGTCTTAAAATGGGTGGAAGAAAACGACACAGCAGAGAGCTGGACAGCGCAGCCGGACACGGATGAGGTATGGACGGCGCAGTCGGACACAGATGAGACGTGGACGGCGCAGCCGGACACGGACGAGGCATGGACACCGGTCGCAGAAACTTCTGTGGCTTGGCATTGAACTTCAAAGGGGTAACGCAATGGCAGATACGAACACAACCAACTTATCACTGGTCAAACCAGAGGTCGGGGCATCCACCGACACGTGGGGCACAAAGCTCAACACCGACTTGGACACGATTGACGGCATCTTCAAGGGTGACGGCACTGGCACATCGGTGGGCTTAAATGTCGGCTCTGGGAAGACCTTGGCGGTGGCTGGAACATTGACTGTTACTGGTGCAAGCACCATCAACAACACCTCCATCGGAGCCTCCACAGCCTCCACAGGCGCGTTTACTACGCTGAGTGCTACGGGTGTGACTACGGTTCAGGCTGGCACAGTCTCTGCCCCTGCAATCACCACCACAGGCGACACCAACACCGGCATCTTTTTCCCCGCTGCTGACACCATTGCTTTTGCTGAGGGTGGCGCAGAGGCTATGCGTATCGACTCCAGCGGGAGATGGTTGCTCGGCACTACAACAGCACCATCAGGAAGCGCTTTAGCAACAATTAGTAGCAATAATGGTATTCAATTAGCGAATATTAGTGGTGGCGGTGGAAATATTCTGCCTACTTCGGGTGGTGGACTGCAATTGTTTACTTACACAGGTGCTATTGGTTCTGAATCATACACAGAACGCATGCGCATCACCAGCGCAGGCAACGTGGGTATTGGGACGAGTGCGCCTGCCCGAAAACTACACATCAACTCTGGAACCACTGATACCGCTGTTTTAATTGAAAGCACAGACGCTGTTTCTTTAATTAACATGAAGGATTCCACGTCAAGCGGGGATGGTATTTCCTTTGGTGTTAATGGTGATGCGTTTATTGTTAATAGCGGTTTAAGCACCGAACGCGCCCGCATCGACTCCAGCGGTAACTTGCTGGTGGGGAAGACTGCACCAAATACTGCAACTGCCGGATGTGAGCTTCGAGCAAACGGTTTAGGCGTTTTTACTAGGGATGCTGTTCCC